CAAAACATGAAAGAGGAGCCGGTGAAGCACAACGACCACGCCTGCGACGGCCTCCGCTACCTCATCATGACCTGTCCTGAGCCGACCATCCCGGTAGTGGACCCTCTGGCCGCGATGACCCAGACCCAGCGCGCGTTTTACGAGGACATTCAGGCTCTTAAACGCGGCCGCACTCCCACCGACCCCTTCGGCGACTACTAGTGCCGCGACAAACGGGGCGTATGTAGGAGGGCTCAGAATGTTTCTAGCCCCAATGACCTCAGCCGGGTGCTAGCCCCGGCAACTGGTCCCCGCTCAAGTCACGGGCATTTGACAAGAGGAACCCCACCATGGCTTTTTCCGCCGCCGACTCGTCCGCTGAACCCCGCGCTTTCTCCATTGGCCCCCTGAAGGTGCAAATTCTCACCTTTACCGCCGCTTCCGGCGACACCGCCGGCACCGTCACCGCCGACCGCCTCCAAAGCATCAGCCATATTCTCATGGACGGCGGGCTTAAGCTCTCGGCCGCACCCACGTTCGCCGGCAACGTCGCCACTCTCGCCTTCGTGGACCCCGCCGACAACGCGTTCGGCACCATCATCTGTCTCGGTCGGTAAAATGAAGAAGCTCAACGAAATTGCTGACCACATTGCCGACCTCCTGACCGGCAAAAAGAGCCGCACTCCGTCTTCGAGTCCAGATCCGGATTCTGACCAGCCTCAGGACGACGATCCGGCCGCGTCCAAGGCACAAAAGGTGCAGAAAAGCATCCGTAAAGCCACGGGCGGCATGAAAGAGCCTTGCTAACAATGTTCGTGTCACGGAAGACGCACGAAGCCAGCCTCGAGCTGCTGCGCCAAGGCCACCAGCAGGTTCTCAACTGCAAGAACGCCCATATCGACACGCTCGAGCAGGAAATTCGCTTCCTGCGTAACATGGTCCAGCCCCAAGCTCGCAGCTCCGCCCCTCAAATCGAAGCCGACCTCATTCTTGAAGGTCGCCAAGACCAAGTGGTTGCCGACGTGTCCGACAAAGAGCGCCAACGCGCCGTTGACCTCGAAGCCGCTCGTATTCTTGACGGCACTTACTAGTCCTTTCCCCAGAAACCCCATCCCTCGATGTCTGACCCCGTAGTCACCGGCTCAAAAAGCTCGCTCAATCTCGACTTGTCTCAGCTCTCCGAACCGGACGAGCTGGCGCAAGCCATTGAGGGCTTCTACAAGTCCGACTCTGTCGTCAAAACCCAGCTCGGCAAGAACTGGGAGCGCAACCAGATGATGCTGGACGGCCAGCAGTGGATTGTCTGGGAAGAGAACACCAACACAGGCGGGCTGTGGAAGCAGCTCAAGGTGAGCCGCGAGAACGAATACATCCCGCGGCCGGTGACGAACATCATGTTCGACGCCTACCAGACTCTTAAGGGCTATCTCCTCAAGACGAAGCCGCGCATCAGCGTCCGACCGAACACGCAGATGCACAAAGACAAGAGCGCGGCCAAGCTCGCCACGCTCTGCTGTGAAGCCAACTACGAGCGCCTCGGCGAAGACGAAAACTACGAGTACGCCGCCTCCGTCCTTGTCGGCATGGGCACCGTGTTCAAGAAGTCCTATTGGGACACGTCATACGCGAACCAGGTGAAGGTGCCGCGCATGGTGGAGCAGCCCACCACCGACCCCACCACGGGCGCCGTCACCGGCACTCAGCTCGTTGAGGCCGTGGACGAGAACGGCCAGCCCATCATCGACGAGCTGCCGCTGGGAGACGTCAACACCGACGTCATTGAACCTTACCGCATGGCTCTTGATCCGCTGGCGATGACGCTGCCCAAGGCCCGCTGGATCATGGAGTACAGCATCCAGCCTCTCGACTGGATCAAGACGATTTACGGCAAGACTGAGCCCGGCTACACGGGCCGCGTGGAAGAAGTGAAGGCCGAAGGCTCTCTCAACGGCTCCATGCGCCGCTTCTTCCAGCTCAAGACCTCGAGCGGCGTGAAAAATCGGTTCGCCCCTGACTCCGGCGGCACCACGGCCGACACGAGCCTAGAGAACACCGCGGTTGTCAAAGAATACTACGAGCGCCCGACACAGCAGTATCCCAAAGGCCGCCTCATCGTCGTCGCCAACAACATCCCTCTCTATGTCGGTGACTCCCCTTGCGAAGGCCCGGACATGGGCGACTGGCACCCCTACTCGGAGTGCCGCTGGGAGCTGGTGCCTGGTCGCTTCTGGGGCAAGAGCCCGCTGGACGACGGTGCCGAGATTCAGAAGAAGCTCAACAGCATCGACGCCACCGTTATCCTGACGAGAAAAACGATGGCTATTCCGCAGAAGCTCATCCCGCTCGGCATCGGCATCGAGCCCGGTAGTTGGTCTGGCCGTCCTGGTCTTGAGAAGTTTTATCGCGCAGACGGTGCCGGCGGAGCTAAGCCGGAAGTGGTACCCGCAGCCGGCGTGCATGAGAGCGTCTTCGTTGAGCGCGAGAAGACCATTGAAGACTTCAAGGCCATCACTGGTGCCATTGACATTTTAAAGGGCGATCGTCCTCCGGGCGTCACCGCCGCCTCGGCGCTGTCTATGCTTTACGAAGTGGGCACGGGGAAACTTTTTCCGGTTCTGGGGCGCTGGAAGCGCTTCGTCGAGTGCGACCAGAAGAAGCAACTCCGCCTCATCTCGAGCAAGTACAAAGAGCCTCGCCCCGACTTCATCCGTATGCTCATGCTCAAGAACCAAGAGCTGAGCGAGCAGGAAATCAACAACTTCATCGGCTCGGATCTTTACGACAACTGCAACGTGCTCATCGAGGCCGGCAGCAACATCCCGAAGCTCCAGGCCGCCGAGCAGGCGCTCAAGCTCGAGGTGGCTCAAACCGGCGCCCTCGGACTCGAGCAGCCGGCCAACCGTAGCCAGTTCCTTCAAGACCTCGGCATCAGCGGCTACGACAACGACGTCGGACCCGACACCAAGCGCGCCGAGTGGGAAAACGATCTTCTTCGAGACCTCGACCACAGCCCCGACAACAAGCCCGTCGTCCTCATCACGGACAACCACGCCATCCACCAAGACGTACACGGCAACTTCACCAAAGAACCGCGCTTCATGTCGCTCCCCTTCGCCACCCAG